TTATTCCTTTTATTTTTGATTTTAGAAGCTAAACCCGCGCTTAACGACTTTAGTTCCCGCTCTAATTGGATACAGATACTCTACTGCATAACGCAGGGCATCTGTCCAGTGTTCAACACCTTCCTTCTTATCAATCGTAGCACTATCTGGATTAGACTCTATCCACTGTGTACGCTCTAGAGACCTTATAGTATTAACACACTTAGGATGTATAAGCATGTCAATATCACCATTGGCGTTCTTAAACTTTTTATTTACAGCTGCTACTGAGTCTACAATCGGTGGAGCTTTTGTGTGTGCTCTGGTGACGATCTTGTTTGTCTCTAGGATCTTGAAATCGGTAACACCGACAGCAGCTGAAGTTTTTCGCGCCCTCCCAGAAGGATCCGGATAGCTAATGATACGATGACCATTATACTTCTCCGTAAGCGCCCTTGCTAGGGTTTCTGTATCGGGGTGTCCTTGCATCTCATCTAAGATGTGTATTTGGCTACCCCTAATTGCGAAGATAACTGATGCCATGATACCAACGTTAAAGTCGATAGCTACATGGACATCTTCTTCGTCTTGGAATGAAGGAAGTGTTTTGTCTATATGATCCTTTCTGTTAAATGTATAGAATACATTAGTGCCAGAGTCTTCGAAGCTTGCAGTATACTCTCTGGCAAACTTTAGAGGATCAAGGGTTAGTTTTACTCTCTCGATTTCCTCATCATCAAGGAATGGAGAGTCGTGATAAGTGTAATGATAGTTCTTCCAATCTGTATCAGAATCTTGTCTGTTATACATTTCATAAAAATAATCATAGCCTCTGGGAGTACTAATAATAAGCGCTCTACCAGCATTAGCTCCAAACTTTTTAGCGTTCTGAGGAGACCAACGAGTACTTACACAGGGTTGTATGATAGACTCCCAAGACTCCTTGAGATTCATACCTGCACCCTTCCATGAAGTAACCTCATCAGCTACTACAAAGTACTGACCTGTACCTCGCATACGCTGTGATGCCTCATAAGACCATAATTTAAGTAATACGTTATTAGGAAACCAGAACGTTCCAGCTGCCTTAGAGGCTTTATCAGCAAAGTCTTCCATACCTAACTGCCAAGCTATTAGCGGATAGTAAATATCTACTGCCTGAGAGTAAGTAGGTGCTATTAGTGCTACGTTCTTATTAGGTACTGACTCATCTAGCTCCATTAACTCTTGTACTGCTACGATAGCTGCTGTTGCTGCTAAGTATGACTTACCAAAACCACGACTAGCATTAACTACTGCGTATCTGCAAGACTTATCTACGAACAGATCTCTGATAACATCAGACTGCCCTTCATGTAAATTAATTTCCATAACTATTCTCTAATCTAATGTTGTTAACCATACAAAGCCTGTGAGACAACCTAACAAGAATATTAGTAAGAATATTCCAGCACTCCACTCAATTATAGATTGCTTAATCTCCATTTTACGGAATTCATGGTCTTTTTTCTTTTTACGAATCTCTGCTTCAATTCCTAGAAGCTCTTCCCAGTGTGATGGTCCATAGGCAACACAAATAAAGTCCTTTAACTCTTTACGCATTGCATCTCTTTTCTTTTGTGCAGCAAACACTTGCATAGCCTGTGCTTCTACACCACCACCTAAAGCTTTATACCAAGGTGGATTATCTGTTTGTTTTTGAGCAAAGTCTATGTCAGCCATAGCCCCCGCCCACTGAGAGAGTTGTCCTCCCATGTCTTGTAAGTCTTTGCCTACTTGAATCCCCTTTTTAATAGCGTTAAACGCAGCAGAGGCTCCAGCAATAGCAGTAATTGGATCTATCATAGTATTCCCTTAGCTGTTATTAATGCTATCAGGGATGTATCTGTTATCTGTCTTGACGATCTTTTTCCATCATGTTTCTTATGGCTTTTATATTTTCATCCATACGGACTAAAGTTAGTGCTTGAGTTTGAACTACACTTTCTAAGGCTTCTAAGCGAACTTCTTGACGCATTAAGTCTCTAGTATTATTTTGTATAGCATTATCTAAACTAGATACATACCACACAAGGGCTATTGTTTGAAATAAAATGGCTAAAATAAATGTTACAGGCACACTCTTAGAGAGATGCCAAGCATCCGAATCACTCATCGTCTTTTTCCTTATTCTTATTAGTGAGTAATATAGAAATAGGTTTCTTTTCAGTAACCTCTTGCTCGATCTTGTCAGGGATTTTCTTATAGCCATACATCATTAAGTTATTAATGAGAGTGCCTTGAGTAGCTACTAGTTGAGCATATGCACCACCACCTAAAGGTGTTTTACCGCTGTGGTGATGAGCTAGCTGCTCTTCAATGTAATTATACTTCTTAACCATCATCTCAATAGGATCAAATTGAAGCTCTTCAAGCTTTCTAACAGACGCCATAGAGTTAATATTCTTAGACCCTTTAGGACGACCAGCGCCTTCACGCCGACCACCCATCTGAGGCTTAGTCGGATTCGGATTAGCCATTTTGTTCAGTCCTTCTTTATAGATTCTTTTTCAATTGAAATTTTTTATAATTCTTTTCAAGCATTTAAAAAATATTCTTAATAAGTCATTGAAAAGATTTATTTTATCTTTCTTGACTAATAAATAAATTGTTAACCAAAAGGATATCAAATGCAGCCGTTAGTCTAGCGTTATTAGACCTTACGGTAGCAATCATATCAATATCGCTTTTCTCTGTTACTTTTGTAGGAATAGAGTCGTAAAGGTATTGTCCACCCGCCCCTGAGACTTCAAAGCTATGTTTAACTCTAAAAGCATTTTCTCCAAAGGTTCTTGTATAAAGGCCCACTGTAGCATCTGCGTTAGCCTGACACGTACAAGTCTTTTTAAGCAAATATGCGGTATATCCTGCTGGAACAGTGTAAACAGCCATTAAAGTTTGTCCTTGACCTGCTGTAATTCTAGCAACAACAGTAGTGCTAACTCTAATGTTAATGTTTGCAACGTTAACAGCAGAAGTATCATGCATAAAAGCACGATAGACTCTAATAAAGGTCTTTGTACTATTTACAGAAGAAGAATCAGACACAACAATATTTTCTGTTTGTTTATTATAGTTAGCATCTAAGCCTACTACTGTAATAGTTTTACCATTATCACTTGAATTTACTGTTTCCACGTTAATAATAGAAGCAGAAGAAAAAGACGACCAAGGATAAAGAGTGTCATTAACATCCCAAATACTACCTGTATTGTTTTGAGACATAGCAGGAACAGCACCAAACTTATGATCTGTACTGTGTCCATTAACTTTACCTTTAGAAACCTTTAAAATAAAAGGTTCAGTATGAAATTGTGAAAAGTTCATTTTAAATTCCTTTAATACTTACACTAAGGATACCAAAGTGATATCAATAACCCCCCGCGCTGTATACGCAAGAAGCATAGAGAGGATACTATCGGGGGGCATTCAGATCATTCTCTTTCAAGTATCAGTAGAGAAGTCCTAGATATCACTTTGGCAGAGCCTTAGCAAAGTTATTAAGTTTATTCTTAAACGTCAGGTATTATTTTCAGACAGAAATATCAAGAACTTCTCCTTGAAATATTCTTTGTCTCTCATAATAAGTATTGTTTTGTTGTTTTTGTAGAGTCATTAGCTTTTCAGCTTTTTCTCTCCAGTTTTCTTCTAAAACCTTCTGAGCTCTTTTGTCTTGAGCTGTTAACATTTCTTCTCTAGTCTCTCGATAAGCACCATCTTCAGGCATCATAGCTTCATTATAGGGCTTAAAGACTATATTCTCGTGAGTTTGGAAAGGCATGTTTGGGAGGGGAAAATGAGATATTAGTGTCATAGTTTTCCTACAAATAATTAGAAGCTAAAGTAATTCTATCTTCTTTATTAATACCACTCTCTACTAAATGAGGTAAGAATGATCTAAAGACTAATAACCTTTTTTCTACTGCTTCAATTTCAATAACATCATGATTTTTTGGAAAAGGTAGCATATCAATATAAGGAGACTTAAATATAGTACCTTTAGAATTTTCTGGTACTTTTGCATAATAAATACAACTTATTCTAGAATTAGCATGAGTATGTTCTTCTACGTATTCATTTTCTCTATTATAATTTATCCAACCATTTCTGTGATAAATGCCTTCTGTGTAATCATGATAATGAGCGTAAGTGTTTACTGCTTTTTGAACTTTTTCTGAATAAAAATTAAACTTGTTATCGGAAACAGGGTCAAAGTTTCTAAAAGTAGTAAAGTTAGTAGCAGTCCAATCTTTAGGGCTTCCTTCGTTAATATTATTTTTTATATCATAACATAAA